CCCCGCCGCTCCAGCGGTTCCTCGCGCCTCGTGGAGATCCGAGACATGAGGAATCGGATCGCCCCACGCACACCGGCCGCACTCGATCCCTCGGCCCGCGCACGCTCGATGCACGCCTGTCTGGTCAGCATGGCTCTCTCCAGTGGTAGGGGGTCCCGGGGTCCACTCTCCCCGGATTGCCCCTCCACACTCGCAAGCCCCATGCCAACGGCCGCACGACGTTATCGCTCGCCCCAGCAACGAGTTACGACAGTGACAAATCTTGCCAGCGACAAATTACGTCATGGCAAACGGGGGAAAAATAGCGCAAACGCATGCAGGCGCTTGCATTCGGACGGAACCTCGCGAAATGCAAGATCTGACGTTTTTCGGGAAAATCGCTTGACGGCGGGTCGATGAGGTGGTAGAATTCTGTCGGCAGGCAGGAAAAAACCTCGTGAACAACAACAATCGACCCGACCCCCCCCCCGTGGTTCCACGTCTACCGCCCCCCGGAGACTGTCCGAGGTCGCGGCCTGCGCTGCCAACCCCACGCGGGGGGGGGAGAGGTCCTCGTGGGGGCGGCGGAGCTAGATACCGCCGGTGATGCCGATGAGCGGATTCTCGAAATTGTTCTCCTCCATCGTTACCTCAACGATCTGGTGCGAGGAACATCAAACGCTACGTGTCTGGATTGCCCTCCTCGCCACCTGCGATTCGGACGGACGTGTGGAGGGGAGCCTGCCTGGGTTCGCCTCGCTCGCCCGCGTCACTCTGGACGAGATGATTCACGCCGTCGAAATCCTCTCGTCTCCCGATCCCCATTCCCGGACCCCCGACAACGAGGGTCGTAGAATCGAATCCATCCCCGGAGGTTGGCTAATTCTCAACTACGCCACCTACCGAGAAAAAGGTCAAGCGAAGGAAGGCTCCCGTGCTCCGTATTTCCGCGCTCGCCGCGCAGCGAAGAGTCACGCCTCGTCACGGTCTGTCACACTCCGTCACGCCGCGTCACACCCAGTTGCCAGCAATTGTAGCGCGCTACATGCGAATGTAGCACGACACACAGAAGCAGAAGCAGAAGCAGAAGCAGATGCAGATGCAGATGCAGCAGCTGACTCCGTTGGAGGAAATTCTCAAACCCCTCTCTCGTCCGCCTCCGTTTTACCCCCAGCCCCAGTTTACACCCACAACAGGGAGTGTGAGAGTGGTGAAATTGAGGGAGAAACCACAACAGGTGGTAGTTCAGGATCGGAGGAGGAGCAACCCCTATCCAGCCCGTCCGTTTTGTCGGAAACCCTCGTTGCGCCGGGGGATGCGCCGGGCAACATACTCGCGGCTTTCGATCAATTCTGGGCGACGTACCCAGCCCGGGAGGGCCGGAAAGTGCGGCGGCAAATCGCGCTGCAATTGTATGTGGGGTTAGGACTTACGGCTGAATTGTGCGCCAAAATCCAGCGCGGGGCGGAGGCGGTAGAGCGGTCGCTGGACGCTGCTCGGGATGGCGGGAAATACCTGCGCACTGCGGACCGGTGGCTGATGGAAAGTGGTTGGGAGGACGACGTTGCGGCAGTTTCCTCCCCGCCGAGACGACATAACGGTCCGTGTTTCGCTGGTGGGACCGATCCTCGGACACCAACCGGAGAGTGTCTGGATTGTATCGGGTTGATACCCTCCTGAGTCTCTACGATCCCCGCCAAGCCACGCGGACGGGGCGGGTGGTGTTCCAGGACCCGTGAACCCGTCCGGATCGTTCCTGGGGCATCGTGCGCGTTTTGCCGGTCGCCCGCTCCTGGGAGGTGGAGGTCCTCGGCGGAGGGGTGTTCCGACCTATCATGAGATTCCGTCGTTGGGTGGTGTACAGAAAATGCTCACACGCAAGATCAAGGGACATAATCATTTGCGAAGGCGCTCCCGTAAGATCAAGTCGCGGTTGATCTTGCGTCAAGCGAATATGTGAGCAATCGCAAGATCAAGGGCGCGTACATCTTAAATCTACGTCAACGCAATGTGTTTCTGGACTTGATCTTGAGGGAAGGCGAATTGCAAAGCACATGTGAACGGTCCGATGAAGCAAATCGGAAATGGAGGCAAGATGTGAATGTGGCTCCACATTTCGCAGGATTACGATTCGTCTCGCTCTTCTCCGGGATCGGCGCAAGGCGGATACAACAACATGGGTGATGGACAAACATGATCTCCTTCCGCCCCGATTGTCTCTACTGCCGCGGCGTGCTCCGGCACTCGGAGAAGGAGCACGCCCGCGCCGTGCGCGATTTCGAGGGAGTCCTCGTGCGTGTCCGTGGCCAGTGGCACGCCCGCATCATCGAACCGCACGACGTAGATCGGGTCGTCGACTGCGTTCGACTAACACGACCCAGGTTAGAAGTGAAACTCACCACCCCCGTCATCTACGATTGCGGTCTACTCATGCGCATCGGACGACAATGGTACACTCGCGCCGTGGAACCGCATGACCGCGAACTCGTCCGTCTCACTCCGGATGTGTGCCGAGTGCCACGACCGGAGCGGTCGCGAAAATAAAACATCGACGCCCTGCGCAAATTGTCCTTGACGCCCTTCGCGTGATCCGATAGATTTCCCCTCGACATGTACCCTGCTCCCCACACCAAAAATCAGCCCGGCTCGCGTGCGTCCTCGAGCCCTCTCCCGTCGGGGTACATGTCACCGTTCGCGGCCGGGCGTTTTTTCCTCGGGGGTGACGTGTGAGTGATCAATTCCAAACGTCAGTTCCGCCGCAGAGTCTGGACGATGAGCGAGCGGTACTCGGGTCGATCCTGTTGGACCCGAGCTGTTTGACGGACGTGCTGAGTGTGATCGGTCCTGAGTCGATGTACCATCCCGCGCACATGCTCATTCTGTCCGCGTGTGTGATTCTCGCCAACGGCGACGTACCGATTGACGCCAGGACGCTACACAACGATCTCATTCGTACGGGGGACCTGGAGCGGGCCGGTGGTCCGGATTACCTCGCATCGTTGATGGATGTCGTACCCCACGCCGCAAACGCGATCCACTACGCCGAGATCGTGCGCAATCTGGCCCTGTTGCGCGGAGTGATCCGCCTCGGGTACGATCTGCTACGGGAGGGTCACGTGGCCGGTGCGGAGGCGGATGAGGTCCTCGGGCGCGCACAGTCCGGACTCGCCGCGCTGCTACGGGATCGGGCGGGGGCGATCTGTACGGCGTCGTGGCCGGAGGCTGCGGAGAACCTGGTGGCGGAGGTGGAGCGGGTGAGGGCAGGTGAGGCGGAGGCGTATCTGCCGACGGGGTTCATCGATCTTGATTTTCTGATCGGGGGGTTCCGGCCGGGGCAGTTGGTGATTGTTGCTGGACGGCCGGGGCAGGGCAAGTCGACGTGGGCGGCGAATGTGGCGGTCGATCTGGCGGGTCGGAGGACGAAGCCCGTGTCAATCATGTCGATGGAGATGAGTCAGTTCGAGGTGTCATCGACAGTGATGAGTCTCTACGCGAAGGTGCCACCGAGTGCGATGAACGATCCGAAGAGCGCCGATGCGGAGGCGCTGGCGTCGATGAGAGGTGCCGTGCAGTGCGCGAGCGATGTGCCTCTCTGGCTGACGTGTCGTGCGGGGCTCGAGCTCGCCGATCTCAGGGCGGAGGCGCGACGGCTGAAACAGGAGCATGGGATCGTTCTACTCGTGGTAGACTATCTGCAGCTGGTGGAGACGCCGAAGGAGCGGGGACGGCTGAGGGAGCAGGAGGTGGCTGAGGTGTCGCGCACGTTGAAGAGGATCGCGGGCGAACTCGGAATCACCGTCCTTGCCATGTCGCAGTTGAATCGCGGGAGCGATTCGGAGCAGCGTGAGCCGAGGCTATCCGATCTACGCGATTCAGGGAGTCAAGAACAGGATGCGGACATTGTGCTGTTTCTGCATCGGCCGCATGGGAGCGATCCGACGGACAATGCGGTGAAGGTGATCGTCGCGAAGAACCGGACGGGATCGGTGGGTAACGTGGCGCTGGCATTCCGGAAGAAGCATAGGCAGTTCTGCAATGCGGAGAGGACGAGCAAGGGGGAAGTGCAATGAACTACCCGGACAATCTGGTTGATGTGCAGGAGGTGATTGAGAAGTACGCGGTCAACAACGATCTATTTTTCCACGCTTGCGTGCTCACTCCATACGATGTGACCGTGATGCTTTTGATACCGAAGACTCTGCAAAATCTTCCGGGGAATGAGGTCGATCGTTTTGCGAAGGTGGTTGAAAGGATGGTGTCAAGTACGGTCAAGCGATGACATCCATGTTGCGATTGATCGGTTAGGACAGCCCGATCACGGAGTATTGTGATGGTCTGGATTCTGGAAACATGAGAGGAGAAGTGATGGGGACCACGATAATCTTCGGGGCGGCATGTGTGGTGTGCGGAAAGAGGGATCAGGGGGAGCGTGTTTTCGTGGGGCTCCCGGAAGCGATACGAATGGCTCTTCACGGCGCACCACTTCCTTCGCTGCCGAAAGGATGGTCGTGGGTCAAGTTGGGCTGGGAATCGTACCCAGGGTACGTTAAGTACCCATACTTCCAGATGGGTCCGGATGCGGTGTGCTCCGAGATGTGCGAGGCAAAGCACCGGGTTGTCGCGGCTGTCATGGGGTTGGGTGATCTGCTGACGCAGGCCGGGTTGAATCGTACGTGGGAGTCCGGTCCGGATGGAGAATGCCACGTTGAGTTCACGATTCCGCCGGGGTTCATCAGTAGCCGGAGTAGGCCATGAGCAAAATCCAGAGGCAAGTCGTGTACACGTGCGAGAAGTGCGGTGGCGCATCCACTCCCACCTTCGATGCGTGGCACGCGAAGGAGTGTCCTGGCATCAGGATAGCGGGGCGTGATTGCTGCAAGTTTGGTTTTGGTGACGGGAGGGTGTGGCTATCGTCGAACTGGACCCGACGAAGCATTACTGGGTGGTGCTCAAGGGGGATCGGTCAAAGTGTGACGCTCCTGAATTCGGTTGTATTCACTGGGAGAGGAAGACATGAATGGAGGGCATTGAGATGAAACGCGAATCCGCCAAGCATCCCGTTCCCGATGATGGGGAGGAGAAGGTTCCGAAACGATCGCTCATCGACAATCTGCTTGACAAGGCTGGGATCGACATCGAAGACGAAGCCGCCGTCAACACGACGCTGATTCATGCCGCACTCCGTGCCGCGCAGATTGAGCAGATTCGAGACGTGGTTGGGTTCCGGATCGCGGTCATGAAGCGGATCAGTCGTGAGCGGCTCGTCGATATTGTGGCGGAGCTCGCGGAGGACGAGACGGCCGAACCGAGTTCAAGACGAAGATCGTGTGAATTGTTGGCGAAGTGCATGGGGATGCGAGACGTGCTCGCGACCCAGCAGGCGATCCAGATTCGGCAGGACGCGAACGTGGTCGAAGCCGGGAAGGCGATGATCTCGTTGCAGGAACTCGGTGAACGAGCGACCAAGTACGTCGAGGTTAGTCCGGTGCCGACGAGTCAACCGATAGCGCCAAAGGACGAGTCAGCATCATAAGCGAGTTCTCGGACATTGACCGGGGTAAGAGGCTATGACTCCAGAAACGAAAGCCTTTCTCGATGCGATGAGCAAGAGTTCTGAGACCGATGTGGTCTTGTCGTCGTCTATGCACGCCATCGTGTGGAGCGTGGACATGAAGGAGTACACGCTATTCAAAGGCGATCTAGTCTGTGACTCTGTCGCAATAAACGCCGCGAGTATCCTTCGCATCTTGAATTTTCCGGTGCCAGAAGACCTTGTCGCGCTGGAAGGGCACAGCGGATACAAGTTCTTCGTCTCACATCTACTAGAGGTTCATGTGAAGGGAGATAACGATGGCCACACCTGTGAGCATTGCTTCGTTGGCAAAAATGGTGCGTGAGTTGACGTGCCCCGCTTTTCACCCGGACAACATCACCGTTGAGCGTGCGCGCGAATTGAATACTCTCGAAATGTCCTTTCAGATTGTAGTCATAGCGCCAGACCGGGTCTTGAAGGTCGAGACCTTGAACGGTGTGGGGAATATGTGCGAGTCAGAAGTGGGCGACCACTGTTGCCCGCATGAGCGCGATGCGGATTGTGTGAATCCGCGAGATGTTGCCATCGTCGAACACCGACTCGTAAGAGCCGTGTATCCGTCGATTTCTTTTTCGGACCTTTATGGAAAAGGCGAATCTTGGATTTTCACGAATGGCCCAGTCTGACTCCATCTCGAAACTCGCCTGGTCGATCCGTCAGTCTCCCGAGTTTTTCGCTCGTGAGATTTGCGGATTCACGCCGATTCCGCTCCAGAGAGACGTGCTCAATGCTTTGCGCGATCATCCTGCGGTTGCGGTGAAGACCGGGCATTCTTTCGGGAAAGACGGGGTAGCGGCTGTCGCCGCACTTTGGTTTCACGTCGCGTATCGCCCATCGGTCGTCGTGACGACTGCGCCCACACAACGGCAAGTGAAAAATGTAATCTGGGCTGAGATCGCGTCGCTGTATCGACAGGCCGAGATGCGCGGCGGAGGCGAGTGGGGGATCGGAGGAACACTCCAGACCGAGGCCCTCCGGAGCGGCGACTCGAAGCACTACATGATCGGGTACACGGCGGACGATCCGGGCGGATTCACCGGGTTTCACAGTGGAACGGCGATTCTTGTGGTGGTGAGTGAGGCTCAGGCGGTGGAGCCGCGCATGTGGCCTGCCATTCGTTCGCTGCTCACCGCTCCCGTGTCGAAGTTGCTTATCGTCGGCAACGCCTACTACCAGCCGGAGTCGGAGTTCTACGCGGCGTTCACGAGCAAGCGGCATCAGTTCGCCACGTTCACGGGGTCGAGTGAAGATTCTCCGTACTGCTCGAAGGAGTGGGTGGCGAAGGAAGCGGAAGACTGGGGCCGTGACTCGCCGATGTTCCGGGCTCGGGTTGGTGGGGAGTTCGCGCCCGACGTGGTCGATGCGTTCATTCCGCTCGTGTGGATCGCCGCCGCGCAGGCACGGTGGACGGAGGAACCGCCGGCTGGAGTCGATCCGGCCGACACGGCGCTGGGGGTGGATGTGTCGAGGGGCGGTCCCGATTCCACCGAGTTCTACGAGCGGCGCGGTATCTGGTTCCGAAACGTCTACTCGAAGCACGGCAACCCGACGGACGCGACGGCCGGAGAGGTGCGCAGACTCGCCACCGAGAAGAAGATCGCCACGATGAACGTGCGGATCGACGTGGGTGGACTTGGGGCCGGGGTTGTCGATCCTCTGAGGGGTGCAGGCTTCCTGGTGACGCCCGTGCATTTCTCGTCCGCTTCATCGAGGCAGGATCGTTTCTTGAATATACGGGCCGAGATGTACTGGACCCTCCGTGAACGATTCCGCACTGGAGTGATTGCGATTGATCCGAGAGACACGCGCCTCGCCGGTGAGTTGTCGGTGATCCGGCTCAAGGCGAACAGCGTCCGGGGCCTCATCCAGATTGAAGAGAAGGACGAGATTCGAAGGCGTCTCGGAAGGTCGCCAGATCGGGCCGACGCCTTGGCCCTTGCTTCCATGCAGGGCGAGGCGATGGAAACGGTCTTGTCGCGGCGCGTGCTGTTCGAGTTCGCGGAGTCGAAGCAGATCGTGTCACTCGACCTGATCGACCCGACCCGTCCGAGGATGGCTTCTGTGCATCGGGAGCAGGGGCGATTCTGGTGCTCATGGCTGTATGTGTCGCATGACGGTGTGCTACACGTGTACGACGAGGCGTCGTACCTTGGACTGGATGAGGAGTCTGTAATCGTTCGGTTGAAGAGTCGTGTGCTCGGGTCGCGGCATTCGACGGGGACTCCTGGTTCGTCCGCCTGTCCATCCACCGCCAAGGATTTCACGTGGATCGTGAATTCTACGGGGGAACGGATTTCGATGTCTTCCCGAGTCGGTCCGATTCCCAGATCGTCAAGCTTCGAAGCATTCCAGGATGCGGGGATGCAATGCGTTCATGCGGATCAGCGGATGAATCGTGCGGCCGACGATCTTGTGGCAATGTGCCGTGACAAGAAACCGAACGGGGCGGGATTCCGTGTCGATCCGCGATGCACCGACACCATTGAGGCTCTGCGGTCGATGTCGCGTGACGGTGACACGCTGGAGTGCGACGGCATGGCGAAGACGATTCTGTACGCCGTGCGATTCGCCTTGGAGTTCCGGCGTATGCTGGAGCGTGATGCTGGGTACTTGGGGCGAGGCGTGCGGAGAGTACGGAATTACGCCATAGGTGACAAGGAGTCAACATGAGCGACGACTACGACTGGAAGGCCCGGTGCGCGTGGGCCGTAGTTCCCGAAGATTGGGTGGAGAAGGCGCGCCGCTGGCGGGCACTGGCAAGAGAGGCTATCGCGCACGGTTGGTACGCCAAGGCCGATGAGGCGGTGGCGGCGGCGTGGGCGGTAGTGCGATTGCTGGAGGCAGAGGCGAATGTGGCGTTGGCGGAGGCGAAGGCGGAGGATGCGGCGGAAATGGTGGCGAAGATGCAGGCGGTGGCGGCGGATGCGGTGGCGGCGGCGAAAACGGATTCGTGTGTCTGAAAAAAAACATTGACAGCGAGAGATGTCCCCAGTAGACTCGGCCCCGCTCTCGTGAGTGAAGCACGGACAGTCCTGTTGCTGCTGGTCCCATGACGCATTTTGAGACTGGTGCAGACGACGACCTCGAAGCGGGTGTGAACTACCCGTTTCGGGGTCGCGTCGTTTAGGGAGGCAGACATGATACACGAGTACCACACACCTGCACAACGTCGGGCGATGATGCGGGGAACGCCGAAGACGCGGGACATGGGCATGACGAGTCACGGCATGACCCAACCGAAGCCAGTCCTCGGGTCCGGTGAGAGATTTGCCGCTCTCGAAGAGAAGATTGCACGGCGCGGAGACGTTCGGAACCCCGCTGCCGTTGCCGCCGCAGCCGGAAGAGCGAAGTACGGGTCCGAACGGATGGCGAAGATGTCCGCCGCCGGACGAAGACGCGCCGGAAAGTAGGAGATTCCGATGGCGGTGAGTCTACGGAATTGTCTTCGCCGTCTCGTTATTGCGAGCAGATGGGCGGCGCAGTGGAGAAAAGATATCGCCCTTAAGATTTTGAACATCGCGGATTGTCGCCAGCGGGCGAGCGAAATGGGCATATCTGCACACATGCTCACCCGCCTGGAACACACCCGGCGTATGGACGCGAAAGTGTTGCGCAAACTCACGAACTGGATTCTGCTGCGAAAACGAAAAGGTTGGGATCATGTGCCGATCTCAACCTACTGCCAGATTGCTGTGGTGAGGAATAGACGATGGCGATGACAACGACCGGATTTCCGATGAGCACACTGCCCGGCGTGAGAGATGCCGGGGACGTGGAGAAGTTTCGGCGTCTGATGAGCAGGGCGCGAATGCGCATGGCGGTTCACGGCTCGATCATGGACGACTCGCAGGAGAAGGCCGCGTCGATGAAACCTGCCGACGAGGCCGGGAGACGGAGACGCAGGAAAGGACTCGTCAAATGACCGAGATCGCGCAACCTTCCGAATCCGTCTCCGTGACTGTGGAGGAGACGCCCGATCAGTTTTTCGCCAGGACATCGGCAGAGCGCAGGAAGATCGAGACATTCTCCAACGTCTGGAGCGGCGAGGTGGCGGAGTACACACCGATTGACACGCCTGAAGTGACGATCCCATGCTGGCTGCTGCGATGCACGGGTGTGAAGATGGATGCGGGGCATCCGGATGTTCCCGTGTGTTCGCTCGTCTACTACGAATACGGGATGCGCGGACTGTGTTTTGTCGACTCGTCTCCGATGGGCGCAGGCCCTGGAACGTGGCGAAAAAAGCCGAATCGCTTGCTGGATCGGATCGTCGCACTGGAGAATCTTGTGTCCGAGTTCCCGTCACGATCGAGGGGGAAAACTTAGATGGCT